TCCACATCCAGTGCAGAAAGGATTTAAATCGCACCTTCATTGGATAGCTTCACAAGAACAATCAATTGAAACAAGTGACAACCCAGATCGAGCCAAGCATGTATTTGTTAATACTTTTGATGCTCAATGCTATAAACCAGAAAGGGTTGAAGCTCCTGAATCTTCTGAATTGATGAAGAGAAAAGAAAACTATCAACCACGAATTGAATTGCCTGAAGGGGTTTTAATAGTTACTGCAGGGGTTGATGTTCAGAAAAGATATCTTGAATGTTCTGTCTGGGGGTGGGGTGACAATAAAGAATCATGGCTGTTAGAACATCATATTATTCAAGGGCCACCAGATGACCCCGGCACTTGGCAACATTTGGAGGATTATCTTGCAGGATGCAGGTTTCCACATCCTTATGGTATGGAGCTTGGACTATTTAGACCGGGAAGTAAAGTAATGGTTGATGCTGGTCATTGGGATCAACACGTATTGCCTTGGACTTTCAGGAAACAAAATCTTGGAGTTTTTGCTATACAGGGAAGCCCAACAATCAATGCTCCCATATTAGGAAAGGCACGCATTGCCTCTTCTCCTAAAGCTAGAATCTACCCCTTGGGAGTGAACCAATGTAAAGATATTATTTACACCAGATTAACCCTTTCAAAACCAGATACGAATGAATATCCTCCGGGGTATATTCATTTTAATCAAGCCGCCACCTCTGTTTATTTAGATGGTCTTACTTGCGAGTATGGAAAAGAAGAAAGATTCAGAGGAGAAATCTACACTCGCTATGTGTGTCCAAGTGGCAAACGTAACGAACCCCTTGACACCTACATATATGCTATGGCTGGTAAAATATTAATTAACCCCAGATTTGAAAAGATTAAGGAAAATTTACAAAGTGAAAAGAAAGAAGAAAATCAACCTAGAGTTAAAAGAGCAATAAGACCCCGTAAGAACTTTGCCGGATCTTTTAGCAAATGAAGAATGAACCCGATTGCTATAAATTAGAAAATGAGTTGGAGCCAGCGCAAAGAGTTCACTTTCATATTTTAGTACAGGCAAGGCAAGATTATTTAACGGCGTTAAGTTTGGAATATGTTGATCAGTTTGGAAATGTGAGAAAAGAAAATTTCAGATATAAAGGGAAAGGGACTAAATTAATAGGAGGATTTTCAACACCAATGACCATTTCATCATTGCATGATTTATGTAATTACTGGAAAAGCAACGCCCCTTCAATAAGTTTTGACATTCTGGGAATTAAATACTTTGAAACAAGTGATGTATTAATAAAATTAAACAGCGCATTGAGATTTAGAAAAGCGAAGCCATCCAAATTACCTTTAGATGAATTATGAGAAAAGCTACTTTTGACATGGATGTTTGCAATGTTATTAGAAAATGCCCAGAGGCTACCTCTTCAACCTTGGCCACCTATACAGCATTAAGAGAAATAGCGACCGAGAAAGGGAGTTGCCAATTTTCATCCACAATTAATGAAGTAAAAAACAAGGCGCTTTTATCGGAATCTGGGGTTAAAAAGCATATTAGTCTAATGGAACGCCGCCGCTTATTACAAAAAAAGAATATTGATCATGGAATAGAGTTTAGATTAATCAAAGTTTTCAAAGCTTAGTGATCTATAAAAATAATTAAAATGAGTTATTTTTTTTAAAGTGGCTGATACAGGACCAAAAAGTAAACTATATGCAGGTGACTCGTCAAGTTGGACAAGTTCATTTTCTGATTACCCTGCAACGACTTATTCCGCAATTTGTATATTTCAAAAGCATGGGACGGAACCAATAACTTTGACAGCAACAGCAAGTGGCACTGATTTTTCTTTTACCTTTGAAAGCGAGAAATCATCTTTACTTGATCCCGGTGAATGGAATTGGGCTATACGTGTTAAAAATGGAACTGAAATAGTAACGGCCTCCGCAGGAAAAACTAAGATCCTTCCAAATCCAGAAAGGATTTATCAACCCACGTTCTATGAAAAATGCTTAAACTTAATACAAGCGGCAATCGAAGATAGATTAACAGATTTACAAGAATCAATTACAATACTTGGTCAAGATATAACTAAAATACCAGCGGGTGAATTGCATCGACTCCAACACTATTATCAAGCTCAAGTAAATAAAGAGCGCAAATTTAACGAACAATTAATTACTGGCAGACGTACTCGTAGGTCTAGAATATATTTAAAAGACTGATGGCTGGTAAATTTATCTTTAATAAAAAAACAGGTAAGCTAAAATTAAAGTCCCAATCTAAAAGATCATACGGGGCGGTAATTTCTGATCAATTACAAGAGGGGTGGACCACCTCCTTGACTAACGCCCATTCAGAATTTAGGGGTGGCATTGTCAGACTAAGAAACATGACAAGGGATTTGGAGAGATCCAATCCGTATGCAATTAGATTTCTAAATGAATGGGTAACTAATATTGTTGGAACGGGGTATACCTTCCAATCCCTAGCGACTAATCCTCAGGGGAGAGAAGACGAGAACGCTAGAAATCAAATTGAGGAGGCTTGGAATGATTGGAAGAAAGCAAGGAATTGTTGTGCCTCTGGTGATATGCCTTACACCGAATTTAAAGCATTAAGCGAAAGAGCTTGCGCAAGGGATGGGGGGGTGCTTATTCAAAAGCTCCGTGGCTTTGATAACAAGTACGGGTTTGCTTTGAATGTTTTAGAGATTGATAGGCTTGATGTTGATTACAATGATAAAAGATTAAAGAACGGCAACCAAGTCATAATGGGAAAAGAAGTTGATCCTCATGGGTGGAATAAGCCAATCGCTTATCACATACTTGGAGATCATCCCGGCGAAACATATTCCAGAGCGGGAAGAGTAAGAACAAGAATACCAGCCGATCAGATTATTCACAGGTTCTACAGGAAAAGATTGGAGTCAGCACATGGTGAGCCTTTAATGGTTGGGGCAATATCAGGTTTAAGGCATTTAGAAAAATTTGAAGAGGCCGAACAAATAGCGGCCCGGCTTAGTGCTTGCGCTACTGTTGCAATTGAAAGGGATAGCTCTACTCCTTACGAGGGAGAGGAATATCTTGATCAAGAATTAACCCCCGGAGGAAAATTTGAATTAGAACCGGGAGAAAAAGCAACCTTGTTAAACCCTACTCACCCTAATGCTAATTACGAAGGATTTAGAAGAGGAGTATTGCAAGGGGTAGCATCTGGACTATTGACTAATTACCCAAATTTAGGACAGGATTACAGTGGGGTTAGTTATTCTTCACTCAGGGAAAGTAAATTAAATATCAAGGCTCTTACCAATGTTTATAGAACTCTAAATATTGAAAATGAGGAGGAGCATATTTTTAGGAGTTGGCTTGGTTATGTTTTAAGAACTGGGCAATTAAAATTACCAGCATCTAATTTTGAGAATTTAGCCAAGGGGAACTTTGTAGGAAAGGGGCATGAATGGGTTGATCCCTTGAAGGATGTTAATGGATTAGAAAAGGAGCTTTCAATTGGGGCCACTTCATTATCAAGAGCCGTAAAAGAAAGATTAGGAGTTTCTTTGGATGTAATAATTAAAGAAAGACAGAGAGATATTGAAGCTTTTAAAAAGGCAGGGCTTGAAGTTCCAGCGGCTCTAAATGGTTCTACTTCAAAATTGGGAGAAGAAACGGGAGAGGAAACGGGAGAAATTTCTTCTTTGCTAGGAGACTTAAAAGAACAAGCTGATACTTACGGTGTAGGGGTCAGGTCTGGAATGGTAACCCCTCAAACCATTGATGAGGAAGATTTTAGAGAAAAAGCGGGGCTTCCAGAAATGACAAAAGAAGCAAAAGAGGCTTGGGAAGAGGATGGCGGAATAAGAAGGCCAATCACCCTACAATCACAAAGCGCCTTTGAATCAACACAAACTGAAATATCCACTGATCTATTAAAAGAAGAATAATACATTATAAGTAATTATGGAGATAGGATACCGTACATTTAAAGTTGATCGTTCTGAAAATGGTGAAATTCCCAGAGGGATTTTAACATCAGAGCAACCCGTTGCCATGTGGGACTGGAAAAGAGCCGATTATGTTCCAGAAGTTTTATTGATGTCTGGAATGAAGGCGAGAGGGCTATCTATTAAATTACTTGATACTCACAAAACAGATTCAGTATCTTCAGTCTTAGGTTCATTTAGCGAATTAAAAGTTAAATCCGCAGGAGAGAGGGAAGTTCCTTATGATTTTGTGGAAGGAAAAATTGAAGTATCATCAGTCCACCCAGAGGTTGAGACAAAGCTTCAAGAGGGTCATATAAATGAAATGTCAGTGGGATACAAATACACTGAAGACAAAACAATTCACGTTCCTGAAGGTGAAAAATTAAAGCACGAGGGGAAAGAATACAGTGGCCCTATTAATTTAAGGACGGAATGGCACGCAGAAGAAGCTTCTCTTGTGCCAATCGGGGCAGATTCACAGGCTCAGATAAGAGGATATAAAAATTTTGAAGAAGCAAAAAATATTTCACGCCAACCTAGTAAACCCAAAAGCGAGCAAAGAGAGGTGATACTTTCTAATGCTGAAGCCAATGACAAGGTTAATCTGGAGGAAAAACGGGAAGGTGAGAAAACCCAAACTAAAACAACAAATTCAACAAAAATAAAATCCGTTATGGAAGAAGAAAAGAAGGATGAGAATGTTGATGAACAAGTAGAGGTAGCCGTTAAAGCTACCAAGGAGGCATTTGACAAAAGGGCAGATGCAATCCT